ACGACATCGACGAATGCCGCGTACGGTTTCATAGGCGCACGGAGACGCAGATGAGTACTTTCAATTCCGCAACCGCAACCGTCATCAAAGCCACGGCTACAGGCGCTACTGTCGCAGGGCCGATATCAATTCCGGGATTGCAGGTTGGCGATGTCCTGGTTCAAGTCATGCCGTATGGTTTCCCTCCCGGTCAGGGGTTTGAAGACGTCGTCTCGATCGCCGGCGAGCTGCAGCAGCTGCAGAACCTTGATTGGAGCACGGTCGATTTCACGTTCTACTTGCTACGTGGCGTTTGATCCGGCTCAGATAGAGGAAACAATCTTATAAAGAGCCCAACCCTCATCTGGAGAGCACCGTGTATAAGACCCGTATCGCCGCGATCATCGGCGCATTGTTCCCGGCGATCGGCCCCGGTCAGGTTCCGGTAATCCCATTCAACGGCGCGTTGCCCGATCAAATCGGTCTTGAAAACGCGATCATGGGCATCAATCCGCTGCAAGAGGCGATTTACAACGCCGACGCGGCGACGGCTTCGAAGACGCTATCCGGTCAGGAAATGAGCGGTGCGGCGCAAGTGTTTCTTGCCTTCACCGGCACTTTCGGCGCGGGCGGCGCGCTCACTCTTCCGACGATCGCCAACCTGATCCAGGCGCTGCCCGCGGTAGTGCAAGCGAACCCGGTCGGAATCACGTGGCAGCTTCGAATCATCAACGTCAACACGACGCAAACTCTCACCGTCACGACCAATACAGGTTGGACGCTCGGCGGGACGATGACGGTTGCGAGTCAAACCTTCCGCGATTTTGTGGTCACGATCACCAGCGCGACGACGGCCAGCATTCAGGCGGTCGGAAGCGGCACGGCCTAAGGACCAATCTCACATGAGCAAGCTTCTCAAGCGTCTTCTCGGTCTTCTCTTCCCAGGCGCCGATGGCGATACGGGTGATGACGTCGATCCGCCCCCGGACGCCCCCCAAGACCCTTCGGGCGACGATGTATCCGGGGATGAGCTGGATGATGAGTTCGAGTTCGATCTCGTCGATACCGATCCGAAGCCTGCCACCGGGAAGGGCGAAACAGCCGAGCAGCGCGCTGCACGCTTGGAAGCCGAGCTCGAAGCTGCGCGTCGCCAATCGACCGCACCGAGCTCGCCGCAGGCCTCAGGCAAGACTCCCGCTCAGCTCCAATGGGAAGAGGAAGAGGCGACGCTGCGCAATCCCGAGACGCCGCAAGATGAGCGCTGGCGCATCGAGAGCAACCGCCGGATGCGTGAGTCGTTCCAGATGAGCCAGACGGCGCTCATGCAGGCGCAGGACCTCAACGACCGCACCGCGTTCCAATCCAAGTTTTCGACCGATCCGCGCCGCGCGAAATATGCCGATCGCGTCGAAGCCCACATTGCCGAGATGCGCAAGAACGGCGCCAACGCGGCGCGCGAGGGCGTCTACTTCTACCTGCTCGGCAAGGACATCGCGGAGGGCAAGCTCAAGCCGGCGGCCAAGCGCAAGGCGCCCGCCGCGGATGTGCCGCGCGGCCGCTCGCCGAATGCGCGCTCCGACGTGTCGGCCCGCGGCGCGAAGAGCGAGCACGAAAAGCGCCGCGCGCGACTCGAGAACATGAACATTTGACCAACAAAAGGGTAATCAGGGAGAAACCATGAACCTCTTTTCGCCTTTGGCCCTGGCGTTGGGCCTCGTGTATCCCGGGGTGACGAACCAGTCGACCAGCTTCACGGCCGACGTCGAGGCGTACATCCAGGAAGAAGTCGAGCCGCTCGCCCGCCGTCAGCTGGTCGCCTACCAGTTCGGCAAGCCGCTCAAGCTCGATACGAACCGCGGCACGACCTATACGGCGTCGCGCTATCAGCGCCTGCCGCTGCCCTACGCACCGCTGCAAGAAGGCGTCGCGCCTCCGGGCGAGGCAATGACGCTGCAACAGGTCACGGCGACCGCGCAGCAATGGGGCGATCGCGTCATCATCACCGATGTTGCGAACCTCACGATCAAGCACCCGCTCTTCCAGCAGGCGTGCGAGCTCGTCGCGCTTCAGCTGCCCGAAACGCTCGAGCGCAACACGTTCAACACGTTGCTTGCAACGACGCAGGTCAACTACGCGAACGGCAAGACCTCGCGCGCGAATCTACTGAACACCGATGTCATGACGCCGCACGAGAACAACCGCATTGTCGGCTCGTTCCTGACGTACGGCGTGCCGCGCTTCCAGGGCGATGAGCGCGAGGACATGATGATCGACGCGGGCGCGTATCGCGATCCGTCGAAAACCCCGGCGGTGATGCAGCACTACGTGGCGCTCATTCACCCGCTCGTCGCGCAGGACATGCGCGAGAACTCGACGGTCGTGAATGCCTGGTCGTATAGCGATATCAACCGGCTTTACAACAACGAGCTCGGCCCGTTCGGCGGTACGCGCTTCGTCGAATCGAACATGGTGCCGTACTGGGCCGGCGTCGCGGCGATCAGCGGAACCGCTTCAGCATCGGGCGGCCAGCTCGCGACGGGCAACTATTTCATCCAGGTCACCGCCGCACCGGCTCAGACGTCGGTCGAGCAACAGATCTACCAGGTGTCCGGCTCGATCGCCGTGACGGGCCCGACCGGCTCGATCTCGGTCACGCTGCCGCAGCTCGCCGGCTATGTCTTCAACGTCTACATCGGTACGACGTCGAACCCCGCGAACCTCGCGACGGCGATCGGTACCGGCGTTCCGGTGACGGGCACACTCGCAGGCCAAGCCACGCAGCTCGCGCCGAACCAGACGGTGACGCTCACGGGCATCGGTGCGACGCAGACGCCGCCCGCCGCCCCGGCCGCGGGCGTGACAGTCTATCCGACGATCTACATCGGCAATCACAGCTATGGTCAGGTGCTGCTCGAGAACCCCGAGTTCCACTACCTGACCGGCGCCGACAAGTCGGACCCGCTCAATCAAACGCGAGTCGTATCGTGGAAGGTCTTCTACGGCTCGATCATTCTCAACCAGGCGTTCCTGGCTCGCGTCGAGTCCGGCTCCGCCTTCAGTGCGGGCTATAGCGCCGGCACGGTTCAGTAATCGGGAGCATTGATGGTCGCGCGCAATCCTGAGAACCAGAAGCCAACCGCTGACTCCCAGCAACCGGTGCAAGACAGCACCGAATCGCTGCGTCAGCGGATCGAACAGCTCGAGTTCGAGCTCGCCACCGAGAAGGCCGCGAAGGAGATCGCCGAGGAGGAATCCGCGCGCCTGGCCGCGCAGGGTCAGTCGGCGATCTTCACGTCGGGCGTCACCGAACGCCCCGCGGGCAAGGCCGATGACGGGAAAACGGATCTGTGGTGGTATCGGATCGACCTCGCGCCCTCGGGCGGCACGGAAATCAAGATCAACGGCACGCCGTACTACCACGGGCAAACCTACAAGTTCGATACAGATCTGCTGCGTAGCATCAAGGAGATCGTCGCTCGGACCTGGGACCATGAGAACAACATCATGGGTGCCAACGAAAACATGTATCGCCGCGAGCAGAACCGGATTCTGCGTGGCGGCGAGCGCCGCGCGTAAGGAAAAATGGAAAACACGACAGCCGTTCTCGGCAACTTCTCGATCACGCTGCCCGCTCCGAACGGCGCGCAGCTATCCATCAGTGGCTACGTCTACGCCGACGAGTCGCTCGAGTCGCTCAATGCCCGCATGGATACCTGCCGAGACGCTTTGCTGCGTCAGCAGCGCGTGCTCGAGGTGCCCGTGCTGAAAGAGAAGCTCCAGATGCTCGAAGGCACGTACGCGGATATCGCGAGGGCCTATGAGGATCTGCTGCAGCGGCGCAAGCGCGGCGAGACACTTTCGAGCCAGGACAAGGCATCGATCACGAACTGCCCGGCGCAGCTCAAGACGATTGAGAAGGAGCTCGAGAAAGCGCGCGCGAAGATTGCCGAAACGGTGGTCTAAGTGGCCTATCTGCAGGCACAGCAAATCGTTCAGATGGCGTGCAGCATCGCCAAATGTCCCGGCTTCATTCAGCAGGGCGGTCAGTTCCTGAACCTCGTGCTCGACGATCTGTGCCTGCACCGCGATTTGAAGATGAATCGCGAGACGCAACCGATCACAGTGCAGCCGAACAATAACGGACCGTGGGCGCTCGAGGCGGACTACCTTCGCACCTACGACCTGTTCTTCCAGCAGAACAACCTGCCGTACTTCTT